CGGTAGTAGCATGGGCAGTATAATTAAAGATAAATATAAAATAATTAAAAATTTTATTTCAAAAGATGAAGTAGAGTTGTTAGCTAAATATTGTAAAATCAAACATGTAACAAACTTAAGTGGTTTCGATTTTAAACAGTCAAATGTAAATGACACAATGTTTTACGGAGATCCCTTAATGGATTCTTTAATGTTAAAATATGTAAACAAAATTGAAAAGTGTGTGAATAAAAAATTATTACCTACTTATGCATTTTGGAGGATGTATACTAAAGGTGCTATATTAAAAAAACATACTGATAGAGATGCTTGTGAAATAAGTGTGACAATTAATATAAGTAATGATGGAACTAAATGGCCTATTTTTTTAAAACATACTGAAGTCAATTTAAACCCTGGAGATGGAGTAGTGTATTATGGAAAGAAACTTCTACATTGGAGAGAAGAATTCGAAGGTGATTTTCAAGCTCAATGTTTTTTACATTATGTAGATGCAGATGGTCCATATAAAGATGAATTTATGGATAAAAGAAAATATTGGGGAACAGTAAGAGGTGAAGTATGAATTTTAAACAACATGAAGATGGATCATGCGATTGGATCTTTTCTGACGAAGAAATAAAAATAATTAATAAAAATAAAAAATTAATTCTTGAGGCAGAGTCCTTAAAGCATATTGGTAATACTTTAGTAAAAATAGTCTCAGATTGGCACCAAAATTTTAATTCGGAAATAAAAGGAAAATATACTTATGAAAACACTAAAGTTAAGGGTAAGGCACCTAAAATTACTTTAGATAAATAAGAATTTTGCGGATTATAGAAAGTTAATAATTTAAATGATATAATACTGTATGCCATTAACAAAAGTACAAATAGCCCCAGGATTTAACAAACAAGCTACAAGAGTAGGCGCAGAAGGTCAATGGACTGATGGAGATTTTGTTAGGTTTAGATATGGCTTACCTGAAAAATTAGGAGGTTGGGAGCAGATTACATCATCTACTTTAGTCGGTGCTGTACGAGAACAATTAATATGGGCAGACTTAGATGGAAGACGTTATGTTGCCTTAGGCACTAATAGAGTCTTAGTAATTTATTATGAAGGAGCTTTTTATGATATTACACCTTTAGATAGTGCTATTACGGGAGCAACTTTTACTACTGCAAATACTTCACCTACAGTCACTGTAAATAAAATTGCACATGGTCTTGTGGCAGGTGATTTATTTACATTTACATCAGTAACCCCTCCAACTGGAGCTGGATACACCGCAGCAGATTTTACAACAAATACTTTTCAAGTAGTAACGGCCACCGTAGACAATTTTATAATAACTATGGCTACCAATGCAGGAACAACTGTAGCAGCTAGTGGCGCAGCTACAATAAATCCATATATTTCTATAGGCCCTTTAAATCAATCCTCTGGTTTTGGTTGGGGTACTGCTGGGTGGGGAGGAGCTTCTGGAGTTTTATCTACCTTAAACGGATCTCTTAATGATGACACTGCTGGTACTGGAGGTTCTGGTACTTCAATAACTTTGGGCTCCGTGGTTGGTTTTCCTACAACAGGAACTATAAAAGTTGGAGCAGAATTTATTTCTTATACTGGAATATCAACAAATGATCTTACAGGAATTACAAGAGACGTAGCAGGGACAAGATCTGCACATTCCACTGGTGCTTCAGTTGAAGTCTTTACTGGATGGGGATCTCAATCTTTAACCTCTTCTGTTATACTAGATCCCGCTTCATGGTCACTAGATCATTTTGGAGAAAAATTAGTTGCAACAGTCAAAAATGGTAAAACTTTTGAATGGGATCCTTTACACTCACAGCCGAACGCTCTTGTTACTAGAGCAGCAGTTGTATCTAATGCTCCGACAAAATCTGTAATGTCTATTGTTTCTGAAAGAGATAGACATTTAATTTTACTAGGAACTGAAACAACTATTGGAACAACTAATACATACGACCCTATGTTTATAAGATTTTCAGACCAAGAAAATATATCTGATTATGCACCTAACTCCGTCAATACAGCAGGAACTTTTAGATTAGATTCTGGTGTAAAAATAGTGGGAGCAGCAAAAGCTAAAGATTACATCTTAATTTTAACAGATACTTCTGCCTATGTTATGCAATTTGTTGGACCACCTTTTACTTTCTCTATAAGACAAGTTGGTAGTAATTGTGGTTTGATTGGTCAACATGCTATTAAATATGCTAATGGTAAAGTATGGTGGATGGGTCAAGCAGGAGGTTTTTTTGTATATGATGGTACTGTTAAATCAGTCCCATGTCTTGTAGAAGATTTTGTTTTCACAAGTAAGGGTGATAATCTAGGTTTAAATTATTCTTCTGGTGAACAAATCTACGCAGGCTTAAATCACTTATATGAAGAAATAAGTTGGTTCTACCCTCAAAATTCATCAACCAGTGTTGATAGAGTGGTAACTTATAATTATAGAGAGGCTACTTGGACAACAGGCTCGTTAGCAAGAACATCTTGGTATGATGCAACTTTATTTTCTAATCCATATGCAACCGAATTTAATCTGACAGGAACACCAAACTTTCCTACAATTCAAGGCGTTACAAATGTGAATGGTGCTACAACTTATTATGCTCATGAAGTTGGTAACAATGAAGTTGATTCAGCAGGAGTTAAAACGGCAATACCTGCTTTTATCGAATCGGGAGATTTTAGTTTGTCTGTGGAGGGTGATGGTCAATTATTTATAAGTATGAGAAGATTTATACCAGATTTTAAAATACTTACAGGAGATGCTCAGGTTACAATACAATTAAAAGACTTTCCATCAGACACTTCTGCTTCATCTCCTTTAGGCCCCTTTACAATTACAAGCTCCACTGATAAAGTAAGCACTCGAGCTAGATCGAGATTTGCTAGTTTAAAAATTGCAAACTTATCAACAGATCAAAACTGGAGATATGGAACTTTTAGAGCAGATATACAACCAGATGGTATGAGGTAATGGAACCGATATTTTTACAAGATTATGCTAACAATGTAGCACAAGCACAAGACCCTTTTGGTATTGCTTCAGTACAAGCGCAGCCAGGATTTGAAAACTACACACCTAGTTTTGTAAATGAAAATTTAAATACAAACATGAATTTTCAACCTGATGGACCAGTGCAACTACCGGATTTTAAAGAAGTAGCTAAAACAGTAGCTACTAATCAAGCAAAACAGTATCTTACAAAAAAACTTGGTCTTGAAGGAATAAAAGCTCAAATTTTAGACACAGTCATGACTGGAGGAGGAGCTAATATGACAGGTATTGTACCTCTTACAGCGTTATCATATGGAATAGGTTCGGGCTCTAACTTTATAAAAAATTATCTAACAAATAAAAGAGCTAATAAAGCATATCAAACACAACAAGATAAAATTACTGCTGGTTTAAATAAATCAACAACAGCAGCAATACAACAAAAAATAGATGCTCAAAACGTATCTCCTCAAGACAAAGGAAGAGGAATACCACCTTCAGCACCAGCAACTTATTCAGCTCCTGCCACACAAGCTAGACAAACATCAGGGGCAGGTGGCTTACATAGTGGTTATTAATAATGGCTAGGGTAGATATTATAATACCAGAACCAACTCCTGAGTACACTGAAGAAAACCAAAGACAAGTAGCTCAATCTTTACAAACTATGAAAGATAAGCTAAATACTTCCTATCAACAAGAATTAAAAAATGAACAAGACACTTTTAGTTGGTTTATATCATGACTATTCAATATAAAAACGTAGGTATAAATTTAACAGATACTGCAACAACTACAATTCTTACATCTCCCTCAAGTGCAAGGTGTTTGATTAAACAAATACAAGTAGACAATAGTTCTGCAAGTCCAGTTTCTTTATCTGTTCAAATTACTGATAGCTCTGCTTCTGCTTCTTTTGCAATTTCTAGAAAAGCTATTGCAGCAAACACAGTAGAAAATATAATTACAGAAACTTTAGTATTAGAAGAAAGTGATATATTAAAGATGACTGCAGGTACAGGTGGTGAAATACAAGGTATTGTAAGTTATGCTCAAATAGATAGATCACAGGAAAATGGGTAATTTAAATATTTTTACCACTTCTATATTTTTAAATACTTTTGACAAACAAGAGTTTAAAGATGAAATATACAAAGTATTAAAAACAGAACAAAAGAAAAATCATTTTGTTAAAAAATCTAACATTGGGGGCTTTCAAACAGAGAATTTAAAAAATTCAGTTATTGAAAACTATATAATTAAAAACTCCTTT